CACTTTTTTACCAACGTAAAACTTTCCAGTTTTTAGATTAGTTATTTTATAAACAAAACCAAAATATTTTTCTGGGTTTATTTCATCCCAGCTTTTCCATTTAGATATCATATTTTACAATAAAAGTCATATCTGTATCGGGAGACATCATAATTGGTTTGCCTAATTTAGCCACAGCTAACAATTCATCGCTGTCACTATATAAACCGATTTGGGTAGCGTAAGTGTAGAAACTTTCGCTAGTAGCGAATCCTTTTAAAGAACCACTAAAATAACTACCTGATACTAGAGTAGGATTATAAGATAAATTATAATCACTTGATTTTACTAAGCAGCGCACTTCATTTTCATAAACGGTGTGTTCGTTTTTGAATGACATTACAAAGGATCCGGTATGTACTACTGCTGGCATGAATATAAATATTAGAAGGGCCAAACATTTTTGTGTTCACCCCAATAGTCATGGTTTATATATACATTTTTTGTATATATACTAAAATGAGAAGTAAAATGTTTACCGTGATTGATATGGATAGGTGGATTTATACAATTCCATTGTTTCCTAACAATATTTTGAGGCTCAATCAATCCAGCATTTCTAATTAAAGCATTTGCAAGTATAGATTCACAATGTTTAATAGCTTCATCAAACCTCATAGTCATTTGATGAAATGGTTCATCACGCTGTCCTAATGGTTGAAACCCATCAACATTAATACCCATATAATTCATATTAGTTATTACACATCCTTCTTCAAAATCAGGAAAATCAAAATAACCTTCTGGGTATAATACATCGTGTTCTAAAAATGAAACATATTTGTAATTATGTATTTCTCTTGCTTGATAAAGCAACTGCATCACTTGCAATAACTGATTTAAGTGACTAGAAGTATGAGTCCAAGCAATAAATTCAGGAAATGGATTTTGTGGTTCATGTTGCCACATACAAGTTAAAACATCTGCTTTACCTTCAGCAGCTTTTTGAATTGATTTTAAAGAAGCTTGAATTGCTGGGTATATAGAGGGGGTATTGTTGTTTGAATAAAATATTCCTAGTTTATTAGTTTTTGATTTAGGGAATACAAATAAATTATGTTCTTTAGTTTTATGATCGGAAATTTCACCTTCGTGTTCTATTTGTATTTCTAAATATTTTACAGTTCCTGGTTGGGTATCTCCTATAATATCGTTACCAGAACGAATTATAAGTTTATTTCCGTTTACTTTGGATTGTATTTGAGAAGTACAATCAACCCCACCGTAAGTAGCTTTTAATATTTTTAAATCAGACATGATTTAGTAGCAGTTTCTTTAATTTCATTAAAATATAATTTAGAACAAAATTGTTCATCAAATGTATCCTCAATATTATATGGTAGTTGTTGTTGATATATCCCTTTGTAAAAATGTTTTCCTGTTCCTGTTACACCAGCATTGTGAAATATAGTTGTTTCTTCCCATCTGTGTTTTGGATCAGTAGCCCAACTAAAATTCATTTCAGGTACTACTTTAGTTTCGTTTCCTAACATCCATCCATTCCAAAGAACAGCCCACATATCAGCACACCAAATCTGAAGTTCATGGTATGTTGGGTCAGCTATTTTTTTCTGATTATTAAGCTGAGTAATTTGGTAGAATAATTGTTCACTATCTTTTTCAACTTTATTCCAATAGGAATGATTAATATTTTTCATTATATATTGTGCACCACCTGAATTAGAATTCATTAGTTGGGGAACTATAAGTTCCATTCCAACAATACTACACATTTGATAGTACACATCAATTCCTTTAGATTTAATATAATCATAGTTAATGTATGAATTTGTATTACTTAAATACCAAATATTGTCATTTAAAAATTGATTCCAATTAGGTGTTTGGGTAAATACAATATCACAATCATGATAGAAGATCGCCTCAGATTCCAGTTCAGGATGCGCTTTAAAGTGTTGTTTTAATATATTGGGGCGTACAGACGAAATATAATATATGGGTTGTTGTCTAGTATCTTGATAAAAGAAAAAACGAACCGAACTATAATATGCCGCTAGTTTATCCCAAGCATCAACATTAGCTTGTACTGATGTGGTTAGGTCATTAGGATTCCAAGCGACAAGAATATCAATGTTGTTTGGGTTAATTCCATGTTTTATGAAATTATTAATCATTACTTCAACCTGCCAAGCATAGTAAAGTAGGCGAGGTTGTACACAAATATAGCGTAGATTTTTCATAACCTAATATAAGTAATTGAATTTATAATTCCAAATTATTCATTAAAGACTACAAGCAGATATACAATTAGCATTTGATGGAGCACCATCTAAACTAATATCAAATGACATAGGTGCCGGTGTAATTTCATTTTGGATTTGATAAGTAAATGAACCTAAAGGTTTATAGTAAACACCATCAATTGTTGATAAAGGAGTACTTGATCTAGCCACTAAATCTGGTGATACATAAGCACATGATGATCCACAATCAAATTTACTAACTGAATAGTAATAATATGGATCTGCTGTTGTAGTAGTTGTAGTCGTACTAGTAGTAGTTGTTGTAGTGGGAGAAGTACAAACTGTTACATCCCTTACAACATATCCATTAGTTTCAAAATTTACATAATACGGACCAATTTTAAAATATTGTTGAGAAGAAGTTGTATAAGCACTAGCTGTTATAGGTATAGTAAGGCATTCATCATAATATAAAGGCGTACCATTAGTAAGTGCTAATGATGAAGTATAATATACAGTAGAAGCACTAACTAATAAATTACATGCAGCATCAGCAGAACTAGTTCCAAACATTCTAGGTAATCCTGTATCATAATCATAATACATACTTTGTGCATTTTGTGGAGCACAGGTTGTTGTAGTTGTTGTCGTACTAGTAGTTGTTGTAGTAGTTGTTGGTACTGTTGTAGTGGTGGTAGTCGTACTAGTAGTTGTTGGTACTGTTGTAGTGGTGGTAGTCGTACTAGTAGTTGTTGTAGTAGTTGTTGTAGTGGTAGTTGTAGTTGGTTCCGCTACAGTAGCAATAATTTTTGCTTTATTACTTCTTAAAGTAGTAGGACAAGAACCAGTAACTTGAGCTCCTATAGTATAATAAATAGTATAAGTACCAGCTACAGTAGTAGTTAAAATAACAGTACCGTTACTTCCTGTTGACCAATAAATCAAATCAGAAGCACTACCTGATAACACAATTGAGCCTGTAAGTAAGGTTCCACTTCTTCCATCATCGTTAAGAAATGTTGAAATTGTTTTTGGTGTGTCTGTAGTTAAAAAATTTCCACTATCATTTTTAGCTAGTGGAGGTAGAGGAAACATTAATTGATAATCTTGATTAGTAACTATTGCTAATCCTTGAGCATAATATATGTTTCCAACGTGTGTTTTACTTCCGGAATAGTCATATAAGTTTCCATAGCTGTCATCTTTAATATTGTACGCTGAGGAAGATATTTGAAAATTTCCTGGTAGTATTTTATTACCAAATACTCCTTGGTTGGTGGCTACAACTCTAATCCCTTCATTAGCACCAGTAGGGAAAGTTTGAACTAGTCTATCATTATCATTATAGATAAAATAAGAAGATGTAGGGCGTTGTTGAGAAGCAGATTCATAATTGTTTAAGGTAAACATTAATGAACTGGTATTCAATGAAGCAGTATAAACCTGATAGAACATCTGGTTTATTTGAGCATAAACTAAGCGTTCATACTCACCTTCAGTAACAGGATCATTATCTGCAGAAAAAGCACCTGTAACGTTTGTGCCTTTATATATAGTTAAATAGTCAGATGAAGTAGGGTATGGACAATAAGGTAAAGTCCATTGTTTGTTAGCTTGGTTTGCTACAACTGTAACGTCTGATCTGCTTAACTGTTTGAATGAAGACATGCATTAATAGTCTAATTTGATTCTAATCAAGGCTTCTTTAGTAAAATCTTTTGTCAATGGTTGACTTAATTTAGCTATAGCTAACAATTCATTGTTATCATTATACATACCTACAGCAGTAGGGAATGTTTGAGGATTATCAATCAATGTAGTATATAGCAAGTTACCATTTGCATCTATAATAGATGGGTTTGTTGTATAGTTAAATTCACTATTCTTTACTCTTGTAAAGAAATAACGTGAAGAAACAGTTTCAGATGATTGTAAAGTAAAGCTACTTGTTACAGATCCACTTACAATTGAGTTATATAATCCTAATGTATTAAAACTTGCTGATGAAGTACTCTGATTCATATTTGCAGAACCAGTAATATAAGGTAGTAAAGAAGTTGCTGAACCTGAAGTTGCATTTAATACAATAACATTAAGGTCAGGGAACATCATTCCATAGTAAGAAGCAGAGGCAGCGGCATTATATCCAGTACCATTACTACCACTAATTACATAATATACTTCATTTTCACCAATAAAGCGAGTTAAATTTGTAGTACCACTATCGTCTGTTAAGTAGATAATACTGCTTCCGCTTTTTAAAGCTAAATTAAAAGAACCTGGTTGTAAAGATTCTTTATAGCGGTTACGAGCAAAGTTAAGTACAAATATTTGGCTTGCAGTAGTAGCACTGTTATCAAAACTAAAGTTTACTGTTTCAGTCCCGTAAACTAAATTTCTATATTCTCCATATACAACACGTGATGGAGTATATCCTCCTGTAGGAACATTTGCATTAATCAATGCAGATCCAGATCCAAATAGATTACCAAATTGAATACTGAATTGAACAGCAGAACTTGATAAGGAAGGGATACCATTATAGACATCTAAATAATATTCAGATGTTGTGCTTTGGCTAACAAAATTACTTGAATTTGCATTTACATCTCCACTCCAAAAACCACGTATTACGGTTTCTGAACTAATTACTGAGTCTTCTGGGTTGTATCTTACGAATGACATATGTTAAATTAGATTGTTGATACTTTTTGAATATTCAAAGGAATAGTGATTCTAGCACCACTATCTCTACCAATTACAGTAAATGTTGTAGTTAATTGTGTTAGTGTAGAACCAAATAATGTATTAATTGTAGTACCTGTAATTGTAAATGAAGTACCAACTTGAGTTACAGACAATACAGTACCTGTAGTTGTGTTAAGGTTACCTGTTGGTTCAGTTGTTGTAATACCTGTACCTGTAAATGTAGATACTAAACGAGAATCGGCAATTGTAGCTGTGTAACCGTTTGCTTCAAATGTACTTGTAGCACCTAAATAGTTAAGTGTTTGTGGAGTAATAGTTAATGAAGCACCTTGGCGTAAAGTAATACTATTATATCCTAAGTTAATTACTGGTAATTTAGAAGTGCCACGAGGTAAAGTTACTAATTTGTAACGCATTACTTGTGATTCGTTTGGAATAGCTTCTAATACAGGAGTATTTTCAATTGCTTCACCATAATATGCTGATCCTGATGGGTGATTTGGATTATATAAGGTATAATCAATTTCATCATCAGCTAAAGCAAATTGAGTGATTTGAAATGAGCCGTCATTGCGAGCCAATAATTCACGGCCTTTCGTGGTTAATATTGCATCTACAGTTATTGTTGTAGGATTTAAAATTGCCATAGTTTTCTATTGTATATACTATAAATATGTTAAATTTAGAAACTTCCGCCGTTAATGTTATCTATTGCTGGCTGATCATTAAGTAGTTTTTGTTTTACTTCACGAGTAATAGTATCAATGTTTGCTAAAACAGCAGGAGATATATTATCAGGTATTAAAAACCCATATGATGTTTTTCCAGCTCGTTTTGTAAAAGATAATATTACATTTGTTTCATCTTGTCGTCGAGATAATACTAAAAAGCGAGTATATGTTTGGTTTGCTATTTCTGATTTTAGTGTAGCAGATAATTCGATATCTAGTCTCACACGTAGTAATCCTAATTGGGTAGTTACTCCTAATACTCTTGCTTCTACAAAAGTATTATCTGATAAGTATACTAATATTATATCAGAAGGATTAATAGTAAAGTTATAATCAACATCCCCGTATTCATCATACAAAGTACTTGTAGAACCAGATAATGGATTTGGTACAAATATATAATTTCCCCCATGAAATCCACTCACACCAGGAGAAAAAACAATTTCATTATTGTTAGAACCAGTAGCAATGGAAGCACTACTAAAATAAGAAGTAGGAGTTGAAGCATAACCTAAAGAAGCAGCTAATGAAGATACTTTTAAAGTGCCCGTTCCTAAAGAAGCAGTAAAACTACCTGTAGTATTTCCCTCCATTTGGAATTTAAATATTAATTTTTCTCCTACATTTAAGGGTGTAGAAGGAATATTAATATTAAAAGTAGTATTTGTTGTCTTTTGAGCCATTTATTTATTTTTAACAAGCATAATAATCACAATTGTTATCTATTACTACAGTTAGTTGTGTTCCTCCAATAGTTATAACACTACCATTATAAGCAGGCTGTCCATTTACTACTATGTACGAACCTTTTCTATAATTGCTAGTACCACATCCCATTCCGTAGGCACCCGTTTGATTTCCTATAGTATTACCAGCAGTTATTAATAGATTAGCACTTAATTGGTCATCTTCACTGTTTGTATTACAGCTACCCCCACTATACCCCATAACAGAAGCATAACTAATACTAACGTTAGTTGATGGAATTGCATCAGATAGTTGGAAGTAGAAAGTATCATTAGAATAACTAAGAAAATATAATGTTGATGTTTCTGGATCTCCAGCTACGAAATATTGTATATCCTTTTGTAGTAATGTTTCCCCACCAGATCCACTTTTCCACACTTGTAATGACCAAGTAGCATTATTTATAGGGCTTGTTCCTACAGTATATGTAAAAGGTAAACTCACCTGGACTAAATGATCTCCGGTTTCTTGAACTGAATATGTTGGGAAATTGGTTGTGGATCCTGATTTAAAATATTGTGATCCTTCAATAGTTCTATCAAATATGTTATAAACATAGCTTCCACTTAAAGGATAAGCGTTAGCCCCACTGCCACTAATATAAGAGTTTGGATTTAATGTATTTTGAGCAGTTGCTAAATAAGCATTTAAATCTACTGTATTTAAAAAAGCCAAATATTGGTCAAACCCAGACCCAGTAGGTCCAAAATATAAAATAGGTTCGTAAGTATATCCACTATCAAATATTGGTTTTTCACCATCAGTAATTTTTTGATTACTATATAATTGATTATTAAACTGAGATATACTTCCTGTATCGTCTTGGATAAAGGTATTTTGTACCTCAACCCAATGTTTATTGCGAAGATTCAATTCGGTTAAATCACCTTTAATATCAACTAAATATTTTAAGGCAACATTATTTCTTTTTGGTAGAAATTTACTAGTTACAACCTCAGAAAACAAACCTAATTTAAGAACATTTTTATCAATTACTGCTGTTTTGCCGTAAGAAATATCACCCTCAGTATATGTGTTATATTTTGCACTGCTTAATTTAACTCCATCGTAGCGAGAAAGCTGATGTGTTAATAATGTTTCGTATGAATCTTGAAGTTGGGTTGGAACTAAAATATTATTATTTGTTCCAAAAATAGGTTCTGCCTTTAATCTGTTTCTAGATATTAAACTTTGAGAAACATTATTTAACATTACGTTATAATCAGTATGATTAAAAACGTAAATTTGTCCTGGGGTTAAAGTACTGGATGTTGGGAGTAAATAAGGATTAAAGGTTCCACTTTCAAAATATTTGTAAGTATTTATATAGCTTCCTGTAAATACTCCATTGTAATAAGCCGCTCTACTACCAGTTAATCCATAATAAATGTCTGTGTATTCAGTCCCAATAGTTGGTCCTGCTATACTACCTGTTTGTACATCAATATCTGATGTGGAGGAAGGATTAGCATAAGACCATTTATTTCTTTCAAGTATAGGTGAACTAATAGTTACACCAGTTGATAAACTTGTTCTTGCAGGAATAAAATCCTGTAGCATTTTGAACAATGAATTATCAAAAAACTGAATTAAACGAATAAAGCTATTATAATCAGTTGCAGCTAATGACCCACTTGCTGAGGAAGCTGTGTAGGGGAGTTGAGATGCAGATAGTGGAGATAAATAAGTTATTCTTGCTGCTTCTAAAGCCGAGTAAGAACTACTATATTGATATCCAGGATCACCTAAAATATCATCTAAACTCCATGTTGGGTTTGAAGCTACAATAGAAGCTGATGTGTATATATCAATTTTATCTTGTGGAGAAAATGAGATATCAACATAATTTAAGTCGTTTGTTCTAAATTGTGCTGATGCTGTTGGATATTCTACTACACTGATATAAGGAGATAATACACTGCCTGTTACAACATTTCCTGTTACAATTCGAACTTTATCATTATTAAATTCGTCTAGTGTATTTGATTTTAAATCACCACCATATTCTTTAATAGGTAAAACACTACTTGTAACACCGAATGTAGAAACTAATGTTTGTAAACCATAAGTTGTACCTTTAGTTTTTAATAACAAAGGTAAGTTATGGTAGATACGTTTATAAGACTCAGCAACTAAATCTTTACGTGGAATTGTGTTTAAATAAGATCCAGTATAAGTAAAATTATTATCCCAATTTGCACTACCGCTATTTCCTATTAAATAATCTACATTATCAACATCACCATATTGGTTGTATAGTTTGGTTCCTAGTGATTCAAGTACATAATATACTAAATCTTTGGAAATACCTTTTTCAAGATTATTGTTGGCTAAATTAATATCAGTAACTGCTTTTAAATAAATCCATATATTATCAAAATAATGACCAACCATGTTTAGGAAAGTCAAGTATTGTTCATTATTAGAATCATCTTTAATAAAAGATGGTACTGTATATATTAAATTATTTTGATTTTCATTATCATAACTTTCAGCACTTGATGTATAGGCATTATACCAGCTAGTAGCAGATGCTGTAGTTGCATTTATATAAGGGAGTGAATTATTTGTTTTAGGCCATGTTGTTGATCCAGATTCAAAATATAAATAATATTCAAATCCATCAAACCCAGCTATAATAACATCTATACTTGATGTTGCTGTATTAATAAAACTAGAGGATAAACTTGATGAAAAAGCATTTGAAGAATAATAGGCAATATTGTTATTATAATCTTCAATACTTTGTATTTTAGAATAAAAATTCTTTAAACGCTGTTCAGCTGAACTAAAAAATATAAAATTAGTAAAATTTGAATAATCTACATTTATATCAATACTTTGTGAAGTCATTATACTCAAAAGTTGTTGATAAGAGGCTGTAGATATATTTTGTACGCTATCTATTAAATTATTATATGTTTGATAAGAAGTAGCTACGTTATTTTGGTTGGGAATGTCAATAGCAAAGTTAGGACCTCTAAGCTGAGGGCCAGGGGCAGATATAATAAGTTTATCTAAGTTAATATCAAAAACATATGGATTTACTTTTTCTTTAACAATCCATAATGTTGTTTTTTCTTGAGTACTAGAAGGAAGGGGTTGATATAATTTTAGTAATATTTCATATCCTGATTCAAGTTTATTTAGAGCAACATTTACAATAGTGGATTGAGTATTGTTTCCAAAATCAGCAATGTAATCAATAAAATAAACAGAACTAGAATATTCATTTATGAGAGATAAGGACCCGCTTTCTATTTGTTCGTTTGTTAAAACAGTAGATCCCAATCTTAATTCTGTTCTATCAGCGGAAATTTCTTTTACAAATAATCCTGATTGTTGAGGATCAGAAACCTTACTATTAAAAAAGTTATATTGAACTCTAAATTCACCTGATGAATAACCTAAATTTTGAAGATCTTTAACAGGATCAATTTCAATTATAGGTAAAGATCCACTAGGATCTACATATGATGTTGGAGGTAGTTTAAAATCTTTATAACTATAATTTATATTTAAAAGATTGTTACCAGCATCATATACAAAATATTCTATATAATCATTTTGTTGACCAAAATCTTCCTTAATTAAAAATGGAGAAAGGAGATTGAGATCATCAGCATCGTAACGATTTACACGCTGTGTGTCTAAAATTTCACCTACTATTTTGATATTATCTGCCATTATGCATTAGTTGTTCCTGTCAATTCGTTTATTGTTGTTTGGGAATCAAGCAATTGTTGTCTTAAAGATGTTATTTCGTCTAACAAAGCCTGGACATCATCTTGACTAATGCTTACTCCTAAATAATCAGCTTCACGTTGTAAAATATATTGATGTGAATTTGATTCTCCTTCTGTGGGTATTTGGTAAAACACCTGGTCGTATAGTTCAAAGAAATCATCAACAGAAAAAGATAATTGTTCTTCTCCCGCTGTTGAATCTATTAGTTGGTTAAATTGGGTATTAACTACTTTACTAAAAGAATCTTTACTAAATACTATTTTTTGTACAGGTATTTGAGACATTATCTTACTACTTTAAAAATGTAATTATTATCAAATACTACTGTTTCTCCATTAGCCATTACTGATTTTAAAAGAATTTTATAGTAGCGTTCTGGTTCTAGGCCATTCATATATACATTGAAATAATTACTATTTGAATCACAACTAATTTTAGTATATAATGTGTCGTAATCTACGACAATTTCTTCAGTATCCAAATCTACTATTGACCAATATGAAGAAGAAGGTAATGCTTTTTGATTAGCAAAACTTAAAGATGTTCTAAATGTTACAGAAGGATAAATATCTCTTACAGCAATTCTAAAACGTTGAACTGAGTCTTGTTGGTATTCACCTTTATTATTATTTAATGTAGGTACACAATAACTTGATGTAACTACTACTAATGAACCTGTTGAATATGAAGAATCGTTCCATCTAATCTCTAATGATGGAGGATAAATTGTATGAGTTGTATCTGAAAAATACTTTGTTTCAAATTTAGAAGCTGTTGTAAATTCTATTGAGGATGAATGTTTTAAAATAAAACCATAATTAGGAATAGAACCACTATACCATGCTTTTACAGTATTTGATACTTTCATTTCTATATCTTTAGTAGATATAAAAGTAAATGATTGTGTAGCTTGATATAATGAACTACTATACCATGTACCACCACCAATAGTATTATTATAAGATCCTGTTATGAGTGGAGGAAAACTACCTTGTATCCATAAATTACTCCCTGATTGGTTTGTATATACCCAACTTACCCCATCAGTAACAGCTGGGGAATTGCCTAACCGACCTGTTCCTTGATTCCAATTGGCTGCTACTGGATGGCAAAATACAGTGTAATTTAAAGGGATTTGGGAAGCATCTGCTAAATATACTTTAAGATAAGCATCAAAAGAACTAGTACCAACTTTATTTTGGATAATGTCTACTATCTCACTCGATGGAAATTGTATTAAAGGTCGTGATACTTCATTAGTACTGTCGATAGATTCGTACGTACTAAGTTCTAAAATTTCATCCAATCCTGTATTTAAAGCAGGATAAAATGAGTAAAGAGTTGCGCTCTTTTCTGGGAATATTTTGTAAATAGCCATAATTAGTAATTACTACGTATAAATATAGTAACTACTAAATTGTTTTACGCCAATAAATGGTAATACTCTTTAAAGTGTTTTTGACGATCGGCTAAACCGATTGTACCGCCGTTAACACATTTAGTCACAGCTAATACAGATGCATCAGAAGCATCTTTACATCTACCTAAACAGTTCTTACTAAAGAACCAAGCAGCTGATAATAATGGGTATTTAGTAGCAACTAAGTCAGGGTTAGCAGGAATATCAACACCAATTGCTTTACCAAAAGCAGTGTAGTTTTGCTTACCTGTTAATTGAATATAACCACGTCCGCGGAATTTAAACCCTTCACCTGATGCTTCATCACCATTGCCCATACGAGATGCATAAACACGATTAGCAATTCTTTCAGGCTTGCGTTGATATGATTCAGCTAAAGCTTGTGATGGGAAATATTTTTTAAATATACCCAATAAACCTTTAGCGCTATAGTTTAAATTTTCATTTACAACTCTAAAACCAGCTGATTCATGACCACACTGAGATAAAAAGTGTGCTAGTTCTACTGGGGTATCAATACCAAATGTTTTCATTACATCTGGAATTTGTGAGATAACACTATCAGGAATGTGTCCTTTTAATTTTTCTAAATTCATACTTTATTGGTTTATTATAAATATTATTGAACAACCACTCTACCTTGAATATCGGTGTTAGGATATCTAACTTCAAATACTGCAGGGTCCATTGAAGGATATACATTTCCATTTCTAGTAGCTCCTGCTATATCATACCCATATTGAGAATATGTAGTACCTGTAGGGTCTTGTTTATTAACAACTTCAAGTTTTACTACTGATTGAACTCCTCTAACTTGGAGTAATTTGGAAATAATATCTGACAATATAATTGGTTGGTTAACTTGCCAATTGTCTATATTAAAATGGTCTTTTAATACATTTATGCAGTTTGTTAAAACATCCTTATTACTATATCCACTTAGTACAATAATATCAAAATTAACACCAATATTAATATAGTAAGCATCTTTAATATTAATAGCATCAGTAACCATTCTGTATTGGTTTATGTATGTTATTAAATTATTTTTTAATGTAGCAGATGCTTGAGTTAATTGTTTATTACTGTTATATGATAAAACGTATAAATCTAAAGCTAATGGATTATTTTGAGGAATTACTGATACCGTTTGTGTTGGATTTTGCAATAGATCCTGTGAAATATAAGCTTTAGACACAGTACCATAATCAGAAGGCATTGATAGTGCTCTTATAATATAATCTTCTTTAGTTACGGCTCTTAATTGAGTTGAATAAGCATATAAAGCATTTTGACGAATTTCTTCTGTTGTATCTCCATTTCTTCCACCTGATGAAGGAATTGGATTAGAAGAAACAACACTACTTAATATAGAACTAGATAAAGGTCCGGGAGTATTTTTAAAATAAGCAACAGAAGAATCTATAATTGTCAAATCGTTTGCTGGTATATTAGATGTAATACCACCACCTACTGTATACTTTACAGTTAATGAGCCTGAAGGGACTAATCCATATTCTTGGGTGAAAAATACAGAGGCTTCATTATAATTATTTGTTAAATCCGAAATACCAGGAACAAATCCATTTTGTATATTGGAAGGAGTAGGAATAATTTGACTATCACTTTTTCCAGATGTTAAACCTGCTCCAAATTCTAATTGTAAAGTATTATCTGAGAGGATTCTAGATACGTAACGCCTAGGTGCTCTTTGTAACTGTAGTAAATAAGGAACTCCATCACTTCCTGATGTAGAATTATTTGCTTTTACAAAAATAGATGATTGGGCTAAATATGGAACTTCATACCAAAAATTCCCATCACTAGATGTTACATTTAATACTTGTAATATATTAGTGTCAATAATATTAGAAGTAGCAAACTTTTGATTTGTTCCAACATTAATAGTTGTTTCTTTTATTTCAGCAGAAATAGCAGGAACAGATTTTTTAAAAAGATAATAGTTATTATCTACAAAGGTAATCTCTGTACTGCCAGTATCAGTAAAGTCTATTTGTTGTGTTGTTAAAAATTTAGTACCTGTTGAAGTGGATGTAAGAGTTGTGTTAGAAGGAATAATCAATCCATATGTTTGATAATCAGGATATGTTATACTTCCACTAATTATAGAAGGTACTAATTGATATATATCAACAACAGTATTTGAGGCGTAAGATGCTTTAGGACGATAACCCATAACATATGACATTGCATATAGGTTTTCTTTTTCCTTAGCATATAGTAAGAAATTTTCTTGTACTTGGGTATCTAAATAAAATGACATAACGTCACCTACATAAGAAGCCATTTCGATAAATAAATTACCGGGAGTTGCTTCGGAGAAGTCATTATATGTTGTTGGAAAATAAGTTTTGGCATACTGCTGTAATTCAGTTTTAAAAGCACCAAAATCTTTATTTAAATAGGATATATTTTTATCTTCGTTAGCCATTATTAATTAAATTGTACAGTTACTTGATCTGGTGTTTGAGATATATTCATTATATAATCAACAGTTAATTCTATTAGATTATAATCTGGGTTAGGGGTAACTATGATATTAGTTACAGTTATTTCTGGTATGAAAATTGCAATACTATTGGCTAAATTATTAACTAGTAATTCTGAATTGGCTTCTGTAATACCTTCAAAAATATATTTTTTTAGGTTACATCCAAATTCAGGATTCATTACACGTTCACCAATATCTGTTAATAATAAATTAACTAAATTTGATTTAATTTGATCTTTAGTAGTAAAAGTACTATTAAATACACCAGGGCCATTAAAAGGAAGAGATACCCCAATAGCAATATTCTTTTGTAAATCTAATGGATTTACTCGTATCGTTTGAGGTATTGGCATATTATCCTAAATTTCTTAATCCTGATAAGTCTTGTTGAGACATGTTTGCTCCGGCATCTGCTATAAAGGCGGCAAATGGGTTGTCTGATGTTTTATCAACTTTAAGTTGAGATTGAGGTGCGTCATATCCAAACATGGCTCCTACTTTATTTCTCAAAGCAGCCTTAGCTTCAATGTTTCCTGATGGAACATCACTACTATTGAAACTAACCATTTTACTTTCAGTTAATTCTTGTTTCTTTTGTTCTAATAAAAGAACACCAATTTCTTCGCGAACGGCTTCACGAACTGCTTCTTTAATTAATTGTTTAAATAATTTTGCATTCATAGTTATAAATATTTTATCCTTGTAAGTTTCGTTGGTCGATGACTAGTTTTAATTGTTCTATTAAATCATTCGGGTCTAAAGTAAATGAATAATCACTTTTAATTTGTTCTACCCCATCACGATTAATAGCTACGGCATAGCGGCGTTTATTTCCTTTAACTTCAAAAGATTTATTTTCTTCTACTTTAATTTTAAAATTAAACCCTTTATAAGGAGGAAAATCATTAATTCCTGCTGGGGTGAAGAAATCAGTTAATTCAGCAAATTGTTTATCATTTAGGTTGCTTAATGTTTTTCCATCTAATTTTAAACTAATTTCTTGTAATCTATCCTTTAATTCAATTAATTTTGTTATTTCATTACCTAATAAATTAGAAGCAATAACCAACACAGCACTTAATGCTGCTATTAGAGTAACAGTTGATTGTAATCTTGGTTGAAGACTAATTTTAATAGGAATTAAAAAAGGAAAAGGTAAACTAAGGATTTTTTGAATTACTAAAATAATAGCTGTTAATATAGCTATGTTTTTTACTATTTTTTCAATACTTTTTTTTAGATTTTCTAATTTTTTAGTATTATTATCAATTAATCTAACAGCATTATTTCTTAAATTAGTAGCTATAACAACAGTTTGTTCGTCTTTAACTTGAGTGTTTATATAACTGTTTACTTGTTCTACTAAGTCTTCTAATTTCTTTCTTTGGTTTATTACTTTAAAAAGTTGATTAGCCAATTGAAGTGCTATTACAGGAGCTAATGTTTTTGAAACATTTAATGCTACCTGTTTAGCTAAATCTCTGTTAGATTTAGTTTCTTCGTTTTGAGTTCTTTTTTTTAAATTTTTAAGACTAAATTTAAATCCTTTTTGATTTTGTTTTATTCTATTATAAGGATTATTTTCAATAAGATTTTTATCTAATTGTAATTTAGCTCTTTTTAAATTAATAGATGCTATTTCTTTTTCATAAGCAATTTGAGCTTGTATTTTTATCTCATTATATTGCTTTTGAGTTATTTGGTTTGTATTATAATCCTTTTGAGCTTTTTCAATTGTAGATTTTTGAGTTTCACCTGCTTTTTGTTCTTGTAAATCTAAAGCTTGTAACTCATTATTTATCTGATTAGTTTTAGTTTGGTTTCCTACAACTAATGTTTCTTTATTTTTATTGACTAATTGAGCACCAAAAGTTTTAATGGCAGTAGCAGCTGATATTGTTTTTAATATATCAGGGGATATAACAGGGGCTACATTTAGTTTATTTTTATCGTTTGCCATTATACTGTAAATACTTTTTGTGATGGTAATTTATCTATTAAATCAATCATTTTTTTCATATCATTAATCAAATCTTTACCAGCAGCATTTAAACCAATAATAGGAGAACCAACAGGTGCACTTACAGTACTAGTTAAATAACCGGCTAATGTAGTTAATGTTTGTTGAAGATAAATTAATAAATTTATAGTTTCATTTCCTAACAACACAGGCTGAGGGATATTATTATTATCATAAGGGCCTAAAAATACTGAGTTAGAATTTAAATGCACTCTAATATCAGCATTTAGATTAATAACATTTTTAGTATTAATTTCAACATTAGTAGTAGCAAATATCATTACTTCATCCTTCTTAGAATTTAAAGTAACCCTATCTGCATTTAATATTAATTGTGAATTAAAATAATCAGGTGCATTTAAGGGATTAGTTAAATTATTTAATGTACCTGTTTTATTTGTTTGTAAAGGTATTTTTTGAGTAGTAGTTAAATAAATAGAAGATGAATCTTGATTTATTTGTTCTACATAATAATTTTGATTTGGATTAAAATTTAATCCATTAGTTAAAATAGTAACAGGACTATCCTCAGCTCCAATATCACTCCATTCATTTATATTATTATATAATTTAGTTGTAGAACTAAAACGTAAAGCTGCTCCTTGTCTACCTTGAATTATATGGTCTCCTTCAAAAGAAAGAAGATTTCTGATATTTGGATTTTCAACAAAAGTAGTTCCTAAACTAGCATCTTTATCTGCTGGTTGAGAATTTTGTTGTTGATTATTCCAAATGTTAATAGTACTAATATAGTATTTCTGAGTTGCAGTACTTGATATCTGGCTAGCGGGAGATGGGAGATTTTCTATGTATATTAACTCTCCTAAAATAGGATAATACTGATATTGAGGATAAAGAGGTTTTGCTATTTTACAAGTATCCAAAAAACTATCAGCAATGCTTCCAGTTATGTTTTTAGATTGTTCATAATCCAAATAAAAAACACTTCCAACTCCATTAAACCCTCCAGCTTTATTAAACATTTCTGGTGTTGGGGTATCTTCTGTAGTAACAACCCCATACACTCTTCCTACTTGAGAACTTTTAAGAGGAGCATAATTATTTCTACCTATAGCAGATACAACGGATGATAAGTTTTCCCTTACTCTCATTTTGAAGCTTCTAAATGCACTATTGGTGCTTGATCTAATAGTTTTTGTCCTTGTTCTTGTACTGCTTTTTGTTCTTCTAATAAAGCATTGATTTCATCCATGTTAATTAAATCAACTCCCTGACTGGAGTTGACAGTTGCTGCACGTTGCGCGATAGCTGCCATCTTAATTAATTGTTCGTTATTTTTTACATTAACATCAATTAAATCTTTAACAGTAGGCATCAACATTACCGCAGAACCTGCATTGGATGTTGCCATTGGTTTCATAGTATCAATGAATTCACCAATTTGTTTGTCAATATCTTTGTTATTTTTATGTATTTTTTTGAATAAGTCCGATAAGGACATACCATCAAATACTGTTACGTCGTCAAAATTAGCCATAAATGCGTTTATCAATAAATATGAATAACTAAATCTTTACATATCCATGGTTATAATATTCATTATATAACTGAACATAGATAAGTTTAAGTTTTTTGATAATCTTGGTAATTTGAGGAGTAGATACGTCTGTAATTTCGCGTATATAGATGTATAGTGCTTTTTTATTAAATATTTCTAATGTTTCACGTTTACGAAATAATTCAACAATAGCATCAGCCGTTTGAGCATCTTGTTTTTTAGGGAATAATCTGAATATATGAGTATCAATATATTTGATGTATTGATCTATAAAACTCATTTCATCAAATGCTTGCTCTATGTTTTTATCATTTTCATAAAGCATCATTTGTTCATCATCTGATTCATCTACATCAGCTTTCTCCTGGAGTTTCTTGTAGTTATTTTCGTTATAAACAATAAGGTAGCGTTTGGCGATAGTGCCAAAATAGGAGAATGCTTTACCCTTTTCAGGTTTATATAAGTGGAGTTTTTCTAGTAAGAATGTAATTACCTCATGTTTAAGTTCCTCAATCGTATCTGTATCCGTATAGTAAAATTTAAATGTATGAATAATGTTTTCGGACAATTTATAAAAACCATATTCAATACGGTCGTTATAGATACGATTACGTTCAGCCTGATCAGTACAAGCCAAATATTCTACAATTGCATCTTCAGTATCTTGAGTAAAATAAATACGAGGTTCTTTTGGTTTGCGTTTACGCGGTTTACCTCGTTTAGTTAGTGCTAGAGTATCTTCAGCAAATATATCAGCACCATAATTATCATAATATGACATAGTGATTTCCTAATTTTTAATCCCAATATAAGGAAAAAAAATCACGTAACCAAACTTAATTACGAGAACTATTAAATTCGCTTATTGAATTTTGTATTTCTCTTAGATTTTTGAAAAAAGTTCCAACTTCGTCGTCAGACTCAAAAGCACCCAATGTATCTAATTCTTTTAACTTTTCGTTAGAATTATTTACAAGGATACTAATAGCATCCATATATTCACGTTGTTGTATTACTGCTTTTTCAAGAGCACTGTTGCGTCTAATAAGCAAAATTATACCAATAGCTGCTAATTCAATTAAATGAATAACTACAATCCAAATCCACATCATAATTATCTAGCAAATTGTTGTGAAAAATCATCTTGTTCTAAAGAAACAATTTCTCGAACTTTTTCAATTTGTTCTTTTAAATTATCGATAGATTCAAGAATACTATCTTGATCCATTCCTCTATTTACTTGAATTTTAATTCTATTAGCAGTTGCATCTAATTGATTCAACTTATCAAGTGTGTTGTTTTTAAATTTCATAATATATGTTTATATATAAATATATGTGTTTTCCCGTTCCCCAACCCTTCGGCGTTTTTCCCATTCCCCCATTTCCCTTTTTCCCAACCCGCGTAGGTTGAAGTTACGAAGGGAATTTTATACCTCCAAAGAAAAAGGGCGTCTTTTTCAAGACACCCTCTTTTATTATAATTTATTAAAATTAGATTTTTACATCTGGAGTACTAGCACCCATTCCGGCACCGGTAGCTCTATCCATAGCACCTTTAAATGATTGAGTAGCTAATTTTTCCAATGTTTTATCATCTGGGATTTCTGCTCCTTTAGCTTTTAATTTAGCAACAATTTCTTTTTTAGCAGCCATAGTACCAGCTTTAACAATACCGAAAGCAGTAGCAGCTAAAGCACCGAATCCACCAATGGCTTGAACGGCATCCATCATTTCAGGACTTAAAGCTTCATCCATTTTTACTTTCTTGTCTTCGCCTTTAGCTTTTTTCTTTTCAGCTAATACAGCAACTAGTTCTTTGCGAACCATTTCTTTTAATTCGCTCTTAGTTAATTTCTTTTTGTTTTCCATTTCTTGTATGGTGTTAATTTTTGGAGATTGTTTTAAAATTGTTTTAACAGCTTCTAACTGTTTTGGATCATCAACTATTACTTCAAAATATCCCTCTAACTTATTATCTACGGTTTGATCTGTATCTAAGGCAGCTCCTGCCTTTTCCATACGATTCAAAAACGCAGCTTTATCCTCAAGTTTTATTTTGAATGTAGACATTTTATTTACAATAAATATACACAGAAAATAACTCCCGCCATAGCCTTGTGACTATCTCCTCCCCTCTTCATATCCGTATATACTATTTCCAAATAACACGTGTCGAGAAGAAATAAGATACTTTATAATGTAAATAGATTGAAATAATAGTTGCCAATATAGCTATTTGTACACTATCACAATTGTGGATAAAATCAGTATGTAAAGTATATACTAAAATATGAGTTAAAACCCACGACAAAATTATAGGAAATTTAGTTTTCATCGTTTAAATCGTTTGTTTTATATTTTTTACCTAGTTTTTCAATTACAGCGCGCGCACTATCAGTATCAATAGCGAATCCTTCGCGTCTATCATTAATACGCATACCCATTAGCGCAAGTTCTTCATGTACTTCCTGCTCAAGCATACGTCCATTTGGGCACTTATACGTAAATACTGGATACCATGGTGTGATGACACCAGTAGCTGAATTAATTTGTTTAACTCTATCGTACACAGTCGTAGTAGTGTAACCGATTTTGCAAATACCTGGAATTGATGGGTTAACGAGAATATAGAGATAATGTGGGCGATGAGGGATATTGGTAGGATCTACCCAGCTAGCACCGTAGTACGTTACTTGTTCCCAACCGGGTTCATTGGGGATGGGGGTAAGAGTAAAAGCAACTACCTCACGCATACTACGTAAACGAATATATTCGTTTGTAAGTACGCGATATTGTTTTGCTTCCTCAACGGAAATACGTTTCATAACCTATTGTTTAGGTGGAATGTCGGATGGGGACTTTGCCAAAAGCACTAATCCCATTAGGGCTTAGTTTGGACAACACTTCCGCTTAGAATTGCTTGGTTGTATTCTTCAAGTGTTAATCCATATTGTAATGCTTCGGATTCACGTTGTTGTTGGATGTATTGTTCAAACGCTTCTTTAGTTAGCATTAGTGAATCTTGAATGTATTTTTGCATAAATTATATGTTATTACGTATGATATGGATACGTTTGTGTACCTTATACGCTAATACATATATCCTTTTGTCGACGCAAAAAAGTGTATTAGAGGAGATTTTGGGAGGTTGACAAGTGGGTGTAAAATGGGTTAAAGGGAAATGCGGTATATGTGTATATACTGTCGGGGCGTAAAGATCGTATGTCTGTTGAATGTACATGTCTTTTTTTTACAACGACCACGCCCCGTCGATGGACCGCAATTGGCATGGGAGCACTCCGCGATCACCCCGCTATCGGACCGCTAGCAACCGCTAGCGACCCGCGATCGACGTAATCTTTAATCCTCGTACGCGCCCGACATATACTCGAGCTGGCGCTCGAAATCATCATACTCATCCATATCCGTCGTATCATACGCCAACCTAGCATCATGTGCCTGATCATCCAGTTCCTTCATCCAGCACTCGTATTGCTCCTCGAATGTCAGGTCCGATATGTACATACCGTTAAGGATAGTCCACTTGGCGAACGCGATTGCTACTTCTTTACTTGCTGGGTCATTGATCATGTAATTCATACTCATTAATTTTATAACGTGAATATATAGACGGGGTGTTGCCCCGTCACATTTAATTCTGTTCTATTATTACTGTACCTGATACTTCAATTAACTTACCTGTGGTTGCATCATTGAAATAATAACCGTCGCTCTGTCCTTCACTTATTACTTTACCACTCGATTTATAAGTGATGATTGTGTCGCAGGACATTACTTTAATAGTGTACGTGTCTCCATATCCACCTAATTTGGCTCTGGTTGCATCGGTACAGCTAGCGAATGTAATTACTAATACTAATAATGCGATTAATTGTTTCATATGTTTATTATTTTAATTGTGTGATGAATATACGATCATTACTTTGACTGTGATACTAATGTACTATCCTCATCCATATACACTCTCCATCCACTGAATGGATCAACATATGGTACTAGTTCATCTATATTCATCTTCCAGGTAGCCGTTTGTGTTTTCACTATAGCTGTTACCTTATTCATTTTAATTATTATACCATATTCAGTATTCAGATATACACTCATACCTCGCTCGTTAATTGATCTATTAAATTGAACGCGATCGCCTACCTTAAATGTTACTACTGGTTGTGTTGTTATTTGTTTCATATATTTTAATTTTATAACGTAAATATACATGTTATATTCTGACCAGCCACACTTAACTCATCCAATCAACATTTAGTTGATTGAGTATCTGTTGAGCCATATCTCTATTCACCCAATCACTACCATCCATATCCACTATATTACCCACGTAATACGTTCCATTGTATTCATCGAACATTAGATCGCTCAATTGGATCATGTATTCCTTATTCTGGTTTACTACTTGCGCTTGGCGCTCTAATTCTCTCATTTGTTTAGTTAACATACGTTTTAATTTTTATTATATAGTGAATGTACGTAGCTTACTTCGCCACGTACATACTGTTATAATTGTCTATTATTGGTTTCATGTAGGCGTCTATCCGTTCAGCATCCACCTTCACCTCATCACTAGCCCAATTCAACACACATGTCTCCTGGTAGCTACGGTGCCAGTCTATACTGTCATCCCCACGCGCTCCCGGCTTCATGAACGTAACTGATCCACCCATCCCATCGTCTGAGATATCGTATCCGAGTGACTCGGCAAACTGGTAAGCGGCTTTGTTAATTGCTGATTTAATTTCTTTCTTATTCATATATTTAATTTTTTGGTTAACGTGAATATACGTGTTGTGTTTTGCCTAGCAACGTTTGAATCTACTATATATGGAATGGATTACCATTCCAGCAAACATAACCATTATTACTCCGAACAGAACGAATTGGGTGTGCATTACGATTTGATCTAGTGTGCTCATATATTTTAATTTTATAACGTGAATATACGAAGCGGGTTTTGACCCGCCTCGTTTATTATTAGTAATTTTCCTCCTCGTACTTTACCTCAATCAATTCCCTCAATTTATCCCCTAGTGCCTCTAATTCTTCATCACTAATGAACATCCTGTCTTTCTTATCTACCCCCATCATTGTACCTACTACGTAATAGAGATCATTTACATCTTTTAAATTTAAATCCATATGTTTTAATTTAGATAAATATACGCGTTTGATTCTGACCAGACAAAACGGGGCCCCGGGTAAATACCCAGGGCCGCTAACCATTAAAAATTAAAAGTATGAACCGTCTTTAAGCACCCGTGGGTACTGAATTATATAAATTGATTGGTGTCTCTGGAGCGCTGGTATCAAAGCACTCCCAGTAATCACCATCAAACACGTACACATAATCTACATCTTGATCGTTAATTAACGCTTTATAATCACTCGTCTTTACACTCACGTTCGACTCACCCCTATCTCTACCATACGCCAGACACCAACTTTTCCTTCTTGGTTCGTCTCGATCATTGAAATCCTGTTTCTCACCTATCTCTTTTCCCAACACACTCAAATCACCCAACTTCATTAATGCGTTTACTTTATCCATATCTGCATAGTGTTCAGTTAGGATCACACCGTTGTGGTCTGGGTAGCCATCAAAATGGCAATAAATATAATCTACTGATGCATCTAAATTTCTAACTCCAATGTAAGATCTTGTGGCCATAATGTTTAATTTTAATGTTAATGATAGAATGAATATACACAAAAACTTTGACATAACAAACTACGCTTGCGCTTTTGGTTTAATTGAACTCATCACTCTACTCAACATATCATCCTCACCACTCTTATCCTGTTGCATTTTAACAGCCAATAGGGCCATTGTAACGATCATTTCTATTTCTTCACTCTCGGCAATCACGGTAGCCAGAAGGTTAGTTAGGTCTTTTGATCCACCCTCAATCTCCACACTTACATCTTCACCGTTATTACTAATAATACAAAATTTGGTTGATTCTTGGTTCATAAAATTTAATTTTAATTATTAATTAGATTAAATATACTAAAAGTTTTCCGCTTAACAAAATGTTTGTTAAAATCATATTCACGCATCATGTCTTGAGCCCTATGGATTGGCTCCCTATCCTTATAAACAACCGACACACCCAATTCTTTCACCCACGTCTGGAAACCAGGGTCATTCATTGTGTTTTGTCTTTCATTTTCGATTTCAATCAAGCGATCAACTGATGTAATCATAATTTAATTTTTGGTTATAATAAAGATAATAAGAAAAACCCCGCCACCCAAACGGGTGGACGGGGGTCTTGGCGGACAAAAACTATGCAGCTACTTCTGCTTGCTTAGTTGATGGACGACCGCGCTTAATAACCTCACCAGCAGCGATCTTAGCTGCCTTAACGGCCAACTTAGCTTGACGTGCTGAACTAGTGTTTGCTGGACGGCCACGCTTTACTTCACCACCAGCTGCAACGCGTGCTGCTCTGGCTTCTAGACGTGATTGACGAGCTGAACCTTCTACTGTGGGGCGACCCCTTTTTACTGACTTTGTTTCGTTTGACATAACCTTAATTTTTGTTTTTATTATTAATATTTGTGTATTGTAAATGTATAAAAAAATTTGGACCGAACAAAACTTATCTACGAGTGGTTTTTGGTCTCCCGCGCTTACCTCCGCTACGCGCTCTAGTAGCCGTCTTCACAGACACCCTCTGGGCGATCGCCTCTGGCGTGAGACTTGGGCGCCCACGCTTGCCGCTAGTGGCCTTTGGTGTCTGCGGTTTCAACACCCCACTTGCTGGACGACCCCTCTTACCTCCAGATCGCGTAGCTCGAGCTACCTTTTCCGCATCGCGAGCTGCTTTCACAGCTGGATCGAGTGCTGGACGTCCCCTACGTCCACCCTCCACCACTACCTTCACCTTATCACCGCGTAAAATAGCTCGTTCAGCGGCTGCCGCCTCACGCTCCTCACGTCTGGACATCAGATCCAGTGTTGGTTTGTGCTTGATAATTTCTGGATGTACAATCACCTGATCAATATCATAGTGACGTACACCACCTCCCCCATCACGTACCTCAAAACCACCATTTGGATAAAACCGAGCACCAGGCTCGTGTTGCTTAATTAATGTAAATGACTCCCCCGATTCATAAAAAAACGGGGCTGGGAGTACACGTTGTCCAGGACGGAAACGTAATAATTCAGGCTCAACATTCTCATACGCGTTGTATGTGCCGAGTTTAGCTCCACCAACGATAAAATCTCTTTCTATTACTTTCATGACATAAATCTAAGAAAAAAACCTGGACAAAACAAATCACTTCAAAAAATCTTTGATGTCTGATTTGATGTTATTCCAAAAAACAGTTCCGAATAATACTAAGAAAAAAATCACCACTAAACGCCACAGCGTTCTAAACCCCGGGGTGTTTCGGAGCATGTATAAAAAAAACATCACGGCGAAAAAAACCACTGCGAACACTACTGTCCCAGGTTCCATTGTTTGTGGGTATGCTTCTAATAATGTCATGACGTGAATCTAAGAAAAAAACCCCGCCACGACAAAAAAAAAACAAAAAAACAAAAAAAAATTGGTGATAAGTTACGAAAAAATTTTGACTAAACCAACTCTCCTTCAAAAAAAATCTATTTTTAGTTATGTAGGATGACTACAAAAATTAGTACTACAAAATGTAGTATTTACTAAATTACGTAGTATATATTTTGTCGATAAAAAAAAGGTGGAGTGGCGAAGAAAAAAAGGGACTCTGCCCAACTCCGCTCATCACCTACTATGATAACATTCCACATACTATATAACTAAGGATTGTAGTTAGTAAAAAACTACTACGTGTAGTTATCCTACGTTATGTAGTTTTCCACCCATTGCGATAAAAAAACTATATTCCACGCGTACAAAAATCGCGCTATCTACGCAGTAAATGCGCTAAAAAACGCATCTCTCTATCATTCAATCACTAATATATTAGTGGTTACTTGATAATTTCATCATATGTTTTCCAGACAACAGTACCAAAAGGCGCATTTTCAACAGGCATCGCCAATATACACTCGTCATTTTCATTACGTCCGATTGCTATGAAGCCAAATCCCTCACATATATAAGGTACATACATGTCAGGTTTCAATTTATGGAACTCATCCATTATATCAAAGTCATATGGCATTTCAGGGTCGTTTATATCGCACCATTGTTTGCTAAATTCAGACATACATCATCAATTTAATTGAGCGTTATTTAATTAGTTTTACTCGCCGTCGTTATCGTCATCAGCTGGATACACATCAAATTCACTATCATCATCCTCACTTTCCTCACACCATGATTCTTCTGCTTCCACTTCCCCGTCAAACACCATTTGCAATGCTTCGTTCTCGTCGTTTGCCTCTACAATGTATTCCCAGTAGTACGTTGCGGGGCGAGATTCAATGATTCGGAATTGTGCCATTATTCTTTGTTTTTGTATTGTTATTATGACATAATACTATATATGGCATTCGCCAAGAAAGCACCGGTACTTAAGGCAGCTAATGCTATTTTTATTGTGGTTCCTCCCCATTTAGTCTTCGGCCACAACCAACTTACTATCAAAATTAACCAACCTAACAACATAACTACATTACTTGCGCTCATATTTTATTTATTTAATTTATTTCTTCGTATGTTGATTCGAATATTTCTTTTTCAACCAACCATCTCTCTCCTTTAATACCCACACACAAATATTCCCTACCAAACCCATGGCTTAAATGTTTTTGATTTTCCAATGTAGATACATATGGTATTTTAATCTCATGTTCTCCAACAAAACCTGAAGTGTGAATACATCCATCATCATCAACATCTTCATCATTGTAATATCTGGTTACAAATCCATCCTCATCACCCTCTTCAAATAATTTAGCTTGTACTGTTGCTATTTTTCTATATGTTTTCATATTATTACTGTTTAACATATTTCATCATCTCAATCATTCTTTCAATCAACAATTCCATTTCATTTTTATTAAGATATAGTCTTGGACTTATCGTTCTATCATCTAATTCTTTCGTTTCCACAATGATGCCATCATAGGTTTCACTTGGATATATTGATACATTTTGTCCCTCTGTCGCAATTTCTATTTTATACTATACTTTATTTTTCATACTTATTTATTTAATTAAATATACTCATTACTATCTTGCCTACCAAAGCTAGAAATCCCATTACAATAGCAAACGAGGCTACTATTATCGTCATAACATAAAACACATCACCTATTTTATTTGATTGTTTATCGTTCATATTTGTGTTTGTTTACTGGGTTTATTCATATGCCTTAACAGATGGTAATCCACTATATTCACAATTCATCTCCACATCCTTAATCAATTCCGTCACGTGTTGTGTTATAGTCA